TGAACATCTACCCTGATCCATCCCTCCAAGGGAAAATGGATGCGCCCTCTGGCGAGTCCGTCAAGCAGCAGCGGGCCGGCTCTGGAGTCGCCAACTACCAGCACACGGATTGCCACTACAAGGCCATCAAGCGCGGCACACGAATCCACATCAACCTTATCGCCGCCTACTACGGAGACGACCAGGTTCGCGAGGCCATGGGCAACGACGGGAGCACCACGCAGGTGTCGATCGGGCCGACCAAGATCGACGGCGTGGCGAACATCGACCTGCAGTCCGTCAAGTACATGGTCGACGTGGACGTTGGACCGTCCTACTCCACCCAGCGCGAACAGAATCAAGACCAGTGGATGGACTTCGCAGGCAAGATCAAGGACCCCGCCGCGCTCCAGCTCATCACCTACTGGCTTCTGAAGCAAAGCCCTCTTCAGGGATCCGATGACGTGGCCGACTGGTTCCTCGCGACGATGCCTCCGCAGATCCAGCAGGCAATCCAGATGAAGGACCAAGTCGCTGGCTCCGAAATGGACCCGCAGAAGCTGATCCAGAAGGTGACTCAGCTTTCCCAGCAGAACAGTGAGCTTCAGAAACATCTCGCCGCGACGGTCCAGGCCCTGCAGCACGAAACTCAGCAGGTCCAGTCCAAGCAAGCCGACATCGAGAGCCGGGAGAGGACTGCAGCGAATGCGCAGGCCGCAGAGACCGAACGCGCTCACATGGGCATCCTCGCCGGTCACATCAAGACCGACGCGGAGACGGAGCGCGATCTCCTCCTTTCCCAGATGGAATCGCGACACGCGCAAAGCATCGAGGAATTGAAGGGGCATTTCGCCACCACACTCGAACAGATTCGGGGGGAATTTGCCCTCGAAAAGCAAGCTCGCGAAAACGAGAGCGACGAACGGTTGGCTCATCAAAAGGGCGCCAACCTAAGCGTGATAGCCTGACCACCACCAGGAGAAGAAGATGACCGAAACCACCACTGTACCGCTCGAAACCCCTGCGATCCAAACCGAGGGGGTTGTCAGCCTCCACGGGATGACCCGAGTCCAGATCCAAGCGAATCTGGATGCCATGGACAAGGACGACGCACCCGCGGAAGTTCATCCGGAGTTCACACCTCCTGTCGATCCCGATCTCGCGCCCGTCGAGGACGAGGCTCCGACGGATCCCGAAGACCAATGGGAGGACGAGCACGCAGAGCCTGTTGTGGACCCCACGGACGATCCGAAGGCACCCAGGATCCCGCGGGAACGGTTGAACAAGGAGATTGCCAAGCGCACCGCCCTGGAAGCCCAGGTCGCAGAGCTTCGCGCCATTGTGGAGGGTCGCTTCCCGGCACCTCAGCCTGCGCAGCGCCCCGTCGACGCGCCCCCCGCAGCTGTGGTGCCTGGCGAGGACCCCCTCACCGCCCATGTGAGGCAGTACACTCCAGAGATCCGCCAGATCGAATCGAAGATCTCGGCATGGGCAGCGGACCCCGCGAAGTACTTTACAACTCAGCAGGAGTACATCGACGCCCTGACCGACGCGAAAGCCGAGCGATCGAGTTTGATCGTTCTTGGCAAGGATCGGATCGCCACCCAGCAGCGCACGCAGGCCACCAGCCAAGCCCAGCAGGTGCAGGAGCGTGTCACTCGCTGGAACACCGCGGTTGAGTCCTCCGAGATTCCTGGCGTGAAGGCTGCAGCCGCTCGCCTGGATGCACGAGCTGGGGAGATCCACCCCTCCATCCTGCAGGCCATCACGGATTCCCAGGACCCCGCCCTCTCGACGCTGGCGCTCATGTCGACCCCGAAGACCTTCGAATACTTCGCGACCGAAAGCCGGAAGGCTGCGGCATCTGGCCAGCTCTCTCCAGCGGTATTCGTCCGATTGGGCGAACTCGCCTCCGCGGTCAAGGGGAGCATTGGCGCCAAGCCGATCCCAGGAGCGCCAGCAGCGACCAAGCAGCCAGCTAGCTCGACGCCTCCGAAGGGCAATGTCGGGTCGAATTCCGACGCCTATTGGATGAAGATGGCGGAGAATGATCCCGTCAAATACACCAAACTCGTACGGGCGGGGAAGGCCCCAGATTTGATGGGCTTGAAGGATTGAAATAGGTTATATTCATAGGAGCGTAAGGGGTCAGTCGCTCGGCCCCAATCCAAACTCTGGCGATTGCCGACCGTCACCGTATCTGAGGCAAATCTCCTGGTGTGGCCGCTACCCACTCCTTGTACCCAAACAGCAAAGGATCGTCAATGCGTACAAACAGCGCCTAAATAGCGCAGGAGAGATAGCAACATGGCCAACCTCAACGGGTTCAAAACCCAAGCTCTCGTCGGCAACCGCTTCGCGTTCAAATTCGACGAACAGCCCGGCATCATCGAGCGCCTCAAGTGGAATTCGGATGCCGCCAAGAAGATCGGCGCCGTCAACCGCACCGGTGCGAGCGTCAACATTCTTCGCCCGTCCCGCGTCACTCCGACGCTGACGACCTTGGGTGTGGACTACACCCTCCCCAACACCACCATGCCCCCCGTCGGCTTCCAGCAATTCTCCGACCCCACCGTTCCACTCGTCGTCAACGTCCGGGCCGAAGTCAACCTGCAGGTGGGCATCGAAGAGCTGACCTTGAACCGCTCGAAGGAGTCGATCAAGCAGTACATCGACGAGTACGTCACCATCTTTCGGAACAAGATCGAATCCGATCTGATCTCGAAGGCGATCAACCGCGTGGGACAGGCCCAGATCCAGTCCAGCACGATCACCACGGGCGTCTCGGACTACGCGACCAACTTCTTCTCCATGATCGGAACGGCCCGCGCCCAGCTCATCGCCCGCGGCGCCACCACCTCGAACGCGAATGATCTGACCATGCTGGTCAACCCCTTCGTGCAGGCTCGCGTCGGTGCAGCCGGCGCCAAGGACTTCTCGCTCGGCTCGAGCTTGCGTCAGATGCAGGACGGCGGTAAGATGGTCCGCAACTTGGCTGGCTGGGACATGTACGAGAGCCCCCTGTTCTCGAACATCGTTCTGCCCATCCAGTTCTCGGGCGTGACCACGACCGCCGCCTTCGGCTTCGATGGTGCCGCTGACTTGGCCACCAACCCGGCCGGATCGGGCTACGTCGAGACGCTTCCGCTGGCCTTGACCGGCCTGGTCGCCAACGTCGTGATTCCCGCGGGCGCCATCCTGCAGATCGCCGGAATCGGCAACTGGATCAACCAGGACACCGGATCCGACATCGGCATCGCTTGCACCGTGGTCAATACCGCAACCGTGCAGGCCTCCGCTGATGGCGTCGCGACTCTGGTCGTCAAGGAAGCCCCGATCATCACCGGCCCCTACACGAATGTCACCATCTCCAACCAGGTCGCTTCGGGTGCCACGGTGACCATGTTGGGTGCCGACGTTTCGGCCACCACGATCAATCCCTCCCTCGGGTTCGCGTCCTCGGCCTTCACTCCCGTCTCCCCGAAGATCGTTCTTCCGGACGACGTGCGCGTGATCGCGGACATGAGCTTCGAGTCGGGCGTGAACGTGGTCATCGTCCAGAGCGTCTGGCCTGGCACCATCCAGGCCACGATGAAGATCCTCGGATTCTACGGCATCGCCGTGGATCGTCCCGAGGCGGCTTTCGTCGGGTACACGCTGTAAGGTCCAGCCCCCGGACGTGGTGGTCCGGGGGCCTCCTCTTCGCTCTTGGAGGCAGCATGGCGTTCGATCACTACTCAGAGGACTACAGCGGGACGTTGCGGTATCCGCAGCATCTCGACGGACGCCTTTGGGAGAGCGCAGCGCAGCGCAATGAATGGCTCCAGGAGCGTCGACGCCAAGCCGGGGAACCGCGCCTTGGCTTGATCGTCACGCCTCCCGCTGAGGTCTCCACGACAGCCCTCGAGGCTGAACTCTCTCGCCGCGGGAAGCGGAAGCAAGGATGAGCGTCCCGGTCCAGGAGGTTGTGGAGCTTGTCCTTTCGCTGTCGGGCTTCATCCAGGCAGGTGAGGCGCCAGCTCCCGAGGACCAGGCTCTAGCTGTCCGGGTCCTGAATGGCCTTTTGGGGGAATGGTCCTCCAAGCGGTACATCAATCCCAACATCTGGTCTGGGATCGTCATCCCGCAGTTTCCGAATCGGGTCATCCTGTCAACGCTTCCGAGCGTCCTGGACCCGGTCACGAACACCATGGTCACCCCGGACTTTTCTGAGGATCTGATCTACATCGACCAGTTGACTTGCGAGCTTGGGCAGGTGGTATACAAGCCGAAGAAGGTCTCGATTGCCGAGTATTGGGGAATCTCTGTCAAGACCGTCTCCGCCATTCCGCAGGTTTGGGCATGGGACCAGCAGAGCCCGACCTCGATCATCTGGCTCTGGCCTCAGTCCCTTGGCGGGCTTGGCGTTCGGCTTGTCGGGCTCCCTCGCATCCCTACGACCGTCTCGCAGGGCCAAATCGCCCTCGACCCCGTGGCACTGGACGCACTGGTCTACAATGCCTACGTTCGGATCTACCCACACAACCCGCAGCCAGGCGGGATCGACCTGACCGCGAAGGAGATCGCCGCCTCGAGCCTGAAGGGGCTGACTCAGCGCGTGGCCGAACAGCTCAACGGGCCGGTGACGTCCATGTTAGGATCTTCCGAGAGCGGAACGAGCTACTGGCTTTCCCCTTTGAACACCGTGAACAGCTCGACATGAAGCAGGATGTCCTACTTTCCCAGAGTCCCTACGCGGCCGCACAGAGCGCCCTGGGAGAGGAGCGTATGGACAACTTCTACCTCGAGTTCTCGCAGTCCGACAGCGCCAAAGCGCAGTTCTACCAGGTCGGACGCCAAGGCCTGCGGGTCATCTACCCCGGAACCACCGGGACGCCTTGCAGAGGCATCTACACGACATCGAGCAACCGGACTTTCGCCGTCCACGGCGTCACGGTGTACGAGTACACCAGCGCAGCCCAGGCCAGGGCGCCGATCGGTACGCTCGACGTTGCGGCTGGAACGGATCCGGTCTACTTCCGGGAGAATGGCTACCAACTCTTCCTGGTGACGGGTGGCTACGGCTACATCTTCGACCTCACCTCGAGCGTCTTCTCGCGCATCCTGGATGAGTTTTTCCCCGGCATCGATGATCCGACCGCGGGGCCAACTCACGCCGCCATGATCGACACCTACTTCATCGCCAATTCGCAGAACACGAATCGGTACTACTGGTCGGCACCCTACTACAAGCCGTACGCCTTCGACCCACTGAATCCCAGTGTGACGAATCTGTGGTGGGGAACCTACTTCGGGACCAAGATCGGCGACACCGACAACATCGTTGCCATGATCGAGATGAATACCAGCCTTCTCGCTGTCATGGGCCAAAATTCGATGGAGTTCCACCGGGATACCGGAAACACTTCGGGCCAGCTCATGGAGCGGATCGACGTGGCCTCGGTCGCCGTCGGATGCGGGGCCAAGCATTCGCTGGTCCGGTTCGGCGCGAACATCTACTGGCTGGGAAGCGATCGCACGGGCGTAATCGGGATGTTCTCCTGCGGGCCGGATTTCCAGCCCCAGCGGATCTCGACCTTCGGTGTCCAGTCTCGGCTTGGGACCTACGCAGGGATTGACGACTGCACCGCTTTCGTCTTCTCGGCGGATGGCCACACCTTCATCTCCTGGAACTTCCCCAACGGCTCCAGCGTGGACGATGGCCCGATCACCGGGGCGACCTGGATCTACGATCTGACGGCCGCGAAGTGGTGCAGGTACACCAGGTGGAATGCCCAGGACGGCACAGCCTACCGCTGGCGTGCACAGTTCGCGACCTACAACAAGTCGTGGGGAATGCTCTTGATGGGCGATGCCTCCATGGATGCGGTCTACCTCCTGGACAACGAATACTACCAGGATGATCAACCTCAAGGCGGAGCGATTGATCTGATCGCAGGGGAGATCACCTCCCCGATCACATACGACAATGGGAAGAACATCCGGCACATAAGCGCCCAGCTCGTCATGCAGCAGGGATCCGCGATCCGCAATGGACAGGGATCGGCGCCGTTGATCGCGTTGGCCTGTTCGAATGACAGCGGGTTCACCTTCGGCTATGAGCGATGGGCATCCATGGGCCTGACGGGGCAATACGCCTACCGGACCAAGTGGAACCGGCTGAATACCTGTCGAAACCGTGTTCGCCGGTACCGGGTCACGGAGCCGATCAAGCGAGTCGTTTTGTTCGAAACGATCGAATTCGAGGTCTTGAGCCGATGAAATACACCGTTTCACCCCCTCCGGTCTCCGGGAAAACACTTTCCGCGGACCCAGCTCTCCAGACCTGGTTTCTCAAGGCCGGCCAGCATCTCACGGAGGCATCGAGCACCGAGACTCTGACGGGCAAGGCTGGCGAGATCCTGACCACCTCCCGATCGGGATCGCGGATCTATTGGGAGTACGCCGGTACCAAAGGCGACTCCTGGGTTTTCCAGGGCGTCGCGATCGTCCTCCCAGCATCTACAACCCCTCAACAGGGATGGACTCACTTGAAAGAGGCTCCAAGTGGGAATGGCTGACGTTCTCGGAAGCACCGCGCAAGGTGCAGGCACTGGCGCCATGGCGGGTGCTCCAGCTGGCGGCGTGGGTGCAATCCCAGGTGCATTGATCGGTGGCGGGTTGGGGCTTTTCTCTGGCCTCCTCGGTATGAACGCTTCGAACTCCGCGGCCGACCAGGCTGCAGAGGCGCAGAGGCAGTCGCTCGAATTCGCCAAGCAGCAATACCAGCAGGGGCGGACGGATCTTTCTCCCTACATGGGGGCGGGATCCGAAGCTGCGGGCCAACTCAACGGAATTGCCGATCAGAGCCAGCCAGGGTTCGACTATCAGCAGCAACCGTTCTCCTTCGACAAGAACTCGGACCCTGGTGCGCAGTACCTCATGCAGCAGGCCGTCCAGGCGATTAACGCTTCTTCCTTGGCCAAGGGATCGATCGGTGGAGGGCTCGCCAAGAGCTTGCAGACGGAGATCGGGAACCAGGCGAATACCGCTTTCCAGGGCGCCTACGGGCGTTGGGCGAACACCTCGCAGATGCTCAACGACCAGGCGCAGCAGCAGTACGGTCGAAACCTCGGCTGGCAGCAGAACCAATTCGGCCAGAAGGAATCAATCGCCGGCATGGGCCAAGGCTCAGCCGCAGAGCTCGCGGGCATCGGGAGCGCGCTCGGCCAGTACGGCGGAAACCAGCTTGCCGGGGCAGGCCAGTCCAGGGCCGCAGGGACCATGGGCGCCGCGAACTCTCTGGTCGGCGGGATCAACTCCTTCGCAAACCAGCTCGGACGCGGATGGGGCGCTTCACAGACTCCGCAGCAAGCCCAGAATCCCTACGCAAACCCCTATGCGATGGAGGGTGCAAATGCCTGATGGATCATGGACCTCGATGCTTCAAGGCCCTCCGCAGACGCAAGTCCTCGACGTTCCTGGGCAGATGCAGTCCGGTCAGACCAACGCACTCGCTCAGCAAGCCGCGGCGATTGCGAACCAGCAACAGGCCTACGAACTTCAGAAGGCGCAAGGCCTGCAGGCCGCGTTCGCCAATGGGATCGAGACGACCGCAGGGCCTCCAGACAAGAACGGGAATCCGACGGTCGTGCATCGTTTCAACCAGGACAAGTTCCTTGCCGGGATCCAGAATAATCCGGCTGCGCTCGACGCCTACAAGGCCTATGTCGAGAAGGCGTATCCGCAGATCCAGACCGAGACAGCAAACGAGGTCGTGCCGAAGTTGCTGGGGCCGAACGGGCAGGTCAGTGGACCGCAGACGACCCAGGCCATGGCGGACAACCCGAACGCCGCTGGAACTGTTCTGAGTACCGCCATGAACCTCCAGGCGGCACAACAGAAGAGCGTTCCCCAGGCCATCGGAACGAACCTCGAAGTCGGTGCGACAGGCGCCCAGGGTGCGAACGGTTCTGGGGTCGGGTCCATCGAGGCGAATGAGACCATGCAGCCGAAGGTTCCTGGATTCGGTGCCGACGGGGAGTATTCCACTCCTCAAGGGATCGCCAAGCTCGCGCCTTCTGATCGAAAGGCTTTGGTCCGCACGCTAAACGCGACACCTTTCCCGCCCGCTTCAGACTCTATGGCTGATATTGCGGCATCGAACGCAAAATGGCAATCAGCGCATATTGGGCAATCCTTGGGAGGCATTGATCCAGCCAATCCACTGTCTGTCTCGGCATGGGCTGCAGGTATTCCAGTTACTGCAGCGAACGCTACAGGGGAAGCGATCCAAGGCGGATACCAAGCGAAGGGATCGCAGCTTTCCCAAGCAAGTGCACAACTCGAGCTCACGGATGAAGAGCGGCAAAAGGATCTCGTAGACACTTGGCGCGAGCGAGGGTTCGCCGCGAATACCGGCAACGTGGACAAAATCCAAGGGCTCGCGGGTCCTTACGAGTGGCTTTTCAACACTTCGGACGATATCAAAACCCTCAAGGCGCAAGCTGCAAAAGGGAAGACTGATCCGGATTTGTTCAACTCCACCATTTCGGCGCTTTCCAATGCGCCTATGGTGGCAGACTCAATCTCCAATCTTGCCGGACAACAGCGATTCCTTGAGAACATTCGTACCGATCCATCTTATGGGGCGCTTATCAAGGCGGCGGACGGAAACCCGATCCACTTCATGCAGGCTTTGACCTCAGCCAAGCTGGGAGCACAGAGCCAAGAGAAGGTTCTCCAGGTCCTCGGCAACATCGTGGACACGCAACTCAAGACCGGGCAAGCCTTCAGCTCGCTCAACCAGTACCGCGCTGGTGCCGCGCCCGGATGGGTCGGAGATCTGAAGAAGCCACCCGCAGGGAAAACCGCCGCCGATCCTCTCGGGATTCGTCGCAAATGAACCACACCGAATTCGCCGCCGCGGTCAAGGCCAAGTATCCGCAGTACGCGGATATGTCGGACGCAGACCTGACCCGGGCGATGATGGCGAAGTTCCCGGAGTACTCCGACGTGGATACCTCGGGGATGCACCAGGCACCCCAAGCCAGCGCGGCGCCAACTCCAGAGGCGGGCGCGTCTCAGTGGGCTGCGGACCTGAACAATCCCCCTGCGTACGTCCAGAGCCCCGGCGCTGGCGTTCAAACATCTGCGATGCTCATGCCGCGGGCAACAGCGAACGCACAGGGAGGAGCATCCGCGAGCCCTTCACAAGCATGGGCGGGCGCCAAAGATGCCCTCAGCCTTCCCGGAAGGACCGTCGCGGGCATGGGAGGCGCACTAGGAGCATATCTAGGGACTCCAGGATGGGGATCGAATGCTCTTCAGGCTGGTGGACAGGCTTTCCAGCAAGGAATGTCGGACCCAGGCGGCAACATCCTAGAGGGGATCGTTAAGGATCCCCTTTCTCTTCCGTTGGCAGCCACGGGATCCATCCCCCTAAAAGGGGTTCTCGGCTTGGGTGCTAGGATTGCTGCGGGCGGATCAATGCTCACAGGTGCCCAGGGCGCGGATCAAGCATCCTCTCCGGATGCTGGAATTCAGATGACACCCGGGATCGACTACGCAGGTGCCGCTGGTGGCGAGGCATTAGGCGCTGGCCTCAGCAAGTTCCTGGGACAATTCACTCCTTCGAATGTTGCCCGGTGGGTCATGAAGCGGCCGACCGACATCGAAGGCGTCCAGGATTTCGCAGATGCTGGCCTTTGGCCGCAGGTGGCCGCAGGTGGCGGGACGAAGCGGGATGTGGCTCTCAGATTCAAGGATCAAAAGCCTGGAGCAATGCAGCCGCTCAACGATTGGAGGGCCACGGCTGACGCTACTGCCCAAACCAATCCCGCGTTACAATACCCCCAGGACCGCGCAATCGACGCGATGAATCAGGCTTTCCAAGATGCCTCCTCCTACAAAAGCGGAAGTTTTTCTCCTGCGGACCAAGAAAACGCCATGAACATGGTGATGGATCGGATGGCTGGAGAGGGGCAATCAATCATGCCGTCGAAAGTACATCAATTCAAATCCACATTTGGGCGAGAAGGGTTTGATTCAAACGCATCGAAAGGATTGAACGAGGCAAAAGCTGTTGCATTCAAGGGTGTCGCCTCTGATATGAAAGGCTTTCTCGGGGCGAATTTTCCAACCTACCAGCCCGCAGTGGATCAAGCCCAACCGTGGCAGGCCGCAAAGAGTGCGATGGAATACGCGGCATCAAGGGGCGGGACAAACAACCCAATTCCGCTTACGGATGCGATAGGAATTTCAGCGGGGACACCTTCAGGGTTTGCTGCAGCCCTCGCGAATCACATCACCGTGGACCCGCGGGCCTACCTTCTCTCGGGAGCAGCCAATCCAGTCCGATTCGGCTTGCCTTATGGTGCAAACTTGGGAGCGCGACTCCTCGGAACCAGTCTAGGCCAAGGACAATGAGCCAAAGCGCCCAAAGAGCCAAGCCGAGGAAAACCAGCAATCCAATCAGTTCGATCATGCCCAGAACCTACATTCCGGGAGTCCAATGAGCTACCAAGTCTTCACTCCGTTCATCCAGCTTCGCGAGTTTGACGACTCTGGCCTCCTCCTGGCCAACGGCTGGATGTACTTCTACCAGGCTGGGACCTCGTCCTACGGGAATGTCTACGCGGACTCTACAGGTACCACAAAAGCGAATCCGGTCCAGCTCGACGGAGCCGGGACCGCGGTCATCTATGGCGATCCGGTCGCCTACAAGATCGTCATCGAAGACGCGAACCACGTCCAGATCTTCGAGATCGACAACGTCTTTCCCTTCGGATCCGGCGCAGGCGGAACGGGTCTCGGCTCTCTCGCTGTGGTCCTCAACTACAACGGGCTCCGGAACCTGACTCAGGACTACGACGCCGTGATCGTCTGCGGGTACGCGATCGCGGGGGACGGCGGCGGGGGCTTGTTCTTCCAGTCCACCAGCTCGGCCGGAGACAATAACGGGACCATCCTCGTCCGGGCTTCCTCGACCCGGTACCTCCGGAACTACTCCGGACTGATCGACCCCCGCTGGTTCGGCGTGACCTACTCCGTCGCAATCGACCAGACCGCGGCACTCGACAGCGCGACGGCGGTTGGCTTGGTGCAGATGGGTGGATACGCCTACCAGGATCGGGACCACCACTTCACCGGGAAATACTCCTTCCTCCCAGGCTCAGGCCTCTACACGGGCTCAGGACTCACCCCGAAGGCCTACTTCGACACGGGTTCGAAGATTTTGCAGGGTACCGCGGGGATGTTCGGTGCTGGCCTCCAGGTCAACCTTGGCCAGTACGTCACGGAGGCGATCCGGTCCTCTTGGTTCAACACCTTCGAGCAGGCGGAAGCGTCCTCGACCTGGAGCTACAGCTTCCTCGTTGACGCGGATCCAACCATCGCCGCGGATATCGCCATCCCGGCGAACTTTGCCGCGGACTTCGTTGGCGGGGCAAAACTCCCTGTCACGGGCGCCGTCCGGAACCTGTCGATCAAAAACCTGGTCTACAAAGGGACGGGACAAATCGTGTCATACGACACGCTGGCGCACGTCGGGACGGTGGATCTCGCGGGCGTTCCGGCACTTCTCGAATGGTTCGGAGGGCAGGAGGGGTACACGTTCGGTATCAACAACGCTATCCCAGGAAAGGCGGTGGTCTATTCCGGTTCTGTCTGCCTGCTCTCCGGCCAATCCTACCTGATCCCGGCTGACGGCACCACATGGACCACAGGGAAGGATCTGATCCTTGCCGGCGCGACTGGGGCCGAGGTCCTGCAGCTCAACCAGTCGGTGACGGTACAGGCCTTCACCGAGACGAATTGCATCCTGACTGGCGCCGGGACGTTCACCGCGGCGGGCGCGGCCACCCTCAAGGATTGCTCGATTCTCGGCGTCCAGTCGCGTACCTCCGCAAGCTCGCAGGATGCGACCGCGGCGATCTTTGTTCCCGCCTCCCTCTTCGCGGCTGGCAACGGCGGGGCGGCGGAATCCTCCTCGGACGGCGTGACCTGGTCGACGATCTCTGGGATCTCTGAAACCGTCTCAGGCCCGATCGCGCAAGGCCCGATCCGCATCGTTGCCGGCATCGGCGGGAAGATCTGGAAATCCCTCGACGGTGGCCAGACCTGGGCATCTCAGGCGGTGACCGGCTTCCAGTGGTGGAGCGCCTACTACCTGCAGGGCAAATACGTCCTGGTGGGCTTTGGGCAAATCGCCTACTCGACGGATGGCACCACCTGGAACATCCAAGCGATCACCGGGGCGTCGAACGTGCTCGGCATGGCCTGGCACTCCGCGACAAACCTTTGGGTCGCGACCGGTGGACTTTCCGCAGGCGCCCCCGGCGTCTGGAGCTCGCCCGATCTCGTCACCTGGACCAACCGCCCGTTGCCCTCTGGCCTCTCGACCAGTGCCCAACTCCTGACGGTTGTCGCCGGCCCTAGTGGCGTGCTGGTGGCCTCCGGAAGCCTCTCCGGAACGATCTTGACATCTTCGAACGCAACTACCTGGGCGTCGCTGCTCCTGCCCGGATCGGACACGATCTACGCCTCCGCGGCCTCTGCGGATACCATCGTCCTGACGGGATCGACGGGCGCGATCTACACCAGCACCACGAACGGCGCGACCTGGTCCAAGATGGCCCTGGGCTCCGGGCCGATTCAGGCGGCCACCTGGAATGCGGGAACCTTCTTCCTTGGCGGGTACTCCGGGAATACCTGGATTTCCACGACCAACGCGAAGACCTGGAATCTCAGCAACGTTGGAAACTCGAACAACATCCAAGCCGTCGCGCTCACCGCTCCGGTCTACGCGGTCGGAGGAATCGCCGGGAGCCTGCAGATCTCGACGGACACGGGCGCTGCGGCATGGACTGCGGTCACCGTCACGGGCCTATCGACCGACATCACGAATATGCGATCCATCGGGGGACTGGTCTACATCACCGCGAAGGGAGGAAAACTCTTCTCGACGGTGGACTTCCAAGCCTTCCGGGTCATCTCCACGGGAACCACGAACGACCTCTACGACATCGTCTACAACTCGACCGCGGCGTCCTGGACGGTCGTCGGAGCCGCGGGCTACATCTCCACTAGCTCGAACCTGACCAGCGCATCACCAACCTGGACCGGGTCCACGGCGCCGACTTCGGACGCTCTGATCCGGATCATCTGGGACGGCACGCGTTACACCATGGCGACGGCGAACAACGTCTACCAGACGACAGCCATCGCGACCACGGCGACCACGCTCGCAGCCATCGCCGGAATCGTGTACGACGGAACGAATTGGGTCCAATACGGGGCCGGGGGGCTGATCGTTTCCTCTCCGGATCTGATCGTCTGGACCGCTCGCACGGCGCCTGCGGCTTCGAATATCCTCTGCGGGTTCGCGGACTCGACGGCGATCTGCCTTGGCGCAGCTTCTGGTGCCCTCTTCCGTTCGACGGATCACGGCGTCACATGGGCATCGATCTCGACGGGCCTGACGGGCTCTGTGAATGCGATTGCCTGGAATGCCGGCATATCGAAGCTCGGAATCTGCGGAACGGCATCCGTTTCCCAATCCTCCGACCACGGCGCGAACTGGGCCAGCATCACCGGCACGGGCCTCACGGGATCCACGGTCCTCCTGTCCATTTGGGCGCGGGGCTCGGAATGGGACGTTTGCGGGGTGGGCGGGCAATGGGCCTACACGACTTCCACCACCTGGTCGCAGCGGTCCACGGGCGTATCAGTCCAGCTCAATGCGGGAGCCGGGGACAACGTCGTGGGGGCCGCGGGCACGACCCTCCACATCACCAGCGGGTCCGTGGTCAACTCGACCGCGTCGTGGGCCATTGCTGCGAACCTGGTTGCGATCGTTCAGAACGTCGTGCTCGACTCCACCGGGAAAGCATGGAACACGGATGCTGCCCTCCGCTTCATGGTCGCGACGGACCTCCTGGACCCACTGGTGACAGCACTCGCCTACGACGGAACGACACTTTTTGGGGTCGGAAACACCACCTGGACCACGACTGCGGCGCTTGGGTTCGCGCAGTGGACGAAGCTCCTGGTGCATCCTGCGGGCGTCCATGATTTGGCGCTGATTTCCGGAGTGCTCTACATGGTCGGGGATGCAGGCCTCTACGCCAGTTCGCCGAACGGAGTGCTCTGGACCTGGGCCGGCACCAAGTACGACACCACCGCCCATTTTTCTGTCGCCTACTACCAGTACGGGGAGCTTTCCCTTGGGATCACCGGCGTCCGTGCCTTCGCGCAGGGCACTGGTGCAGTTGTGATTGCTGGACTGGCCGGAAGTGTTTCCAGCGGATCCGGCGCCCTTCTGCCCGTATTCTCGGCTCTCCAGATCAACGCCTCGAACGTGACAGCGACCGTCGATCTGACCTCCACGAATCCGGGTTCGATCCAGTCTTCGAACCTGCGTAGTGTGTCGAGCGTTGGTGCGGTATCAGACTCCTCATTCTCCGCCTTCCATGGAGTGCTGACGGCGAACGTAGTGCGGGCGACGATCAATGCAATCCAGACGATTCCAGTCACTCCAGATGTTTTTCTTGTTGCGGAATCTTCGATTTCGAAATTGGATCTTTATGATCCTTCGCGATCAATTCTTTTCAATTTCAATGGATCTAAGCTACAGGCCGATAATATCGCATTCAATTCAAACGGGCCATTGCATTACGGGGTAAATGCTGGCACTACGATCACTTTAACGAATTGCACAAGCCCCGACAACTTTACCCAGGCTATTTCGAACGGGTTTGCGGTAGTCAATTTCTCTTCTCCGGTTTCCGTTCTTAATTCCTCTATTTCCAACAACAACGGAAAATCTGTTCATCCGATAAAATTGAATTTCGGATATGCCGACCTAATCCCTACATCTGAACCTGTCGGGAATTGGAGAAATGTTCCGGCTGGATCTTCTATTGTCGGCAATAGTCTTTTAATTGGAGTAGATACATTTCTTCATTCCGACGTGAAATCCGGGGCAACGCTTCGTTATTACGGTCAGATCCAGGATATGACATCTTATCTTCCTAAACCAGTAATGTATTTAGTTAAGAAATATGGCGGAATCATCTCAACTAGATTTGATTTTCCCTCCGTTATGCCTGCTGGTTTTGCTCCAGTTGTGACGCTTGTTCAGCCTGCCATGAGTTCTGATGGTGCAGGTTCGTGGGCTGGCGTTGTGAATTGTGGCGAGAGTACAAAGTATATTTATTCTCCAAATTCTGGGGCACTTCTATTAAGCACCTATGGGTGGTCTGGTCAACGAGATATAATGCAGGCAATCGGTGACTTTCACTATTATGATGGGTGGGGGGATGTTGAATTGCATTATATTGGCGGTGGTCCGGATCCAATAAACAACGCCATGGTAGTTATTACAAACCAAGGCAAAGGATACATGCCTGCCGGAACCAAAATCACTATGATAATTAGTGCAGCTATCCCAACCGGAAGAGCGGAATACGAAGCATTCTATCAGGAAGATTCGCAGCAACTTATAGGAAGCCCTGATTACGTTTTCTATTTTTCTCATCAAAAAGCATTCAGAGATTCCGACATCAATGGGCTTCGAACAGTCGAGGCTTATCTCTATGCAGTCACTGCGGGCGCTCTTCCTGTAACCTCGGATTAATGGGGATATATGTCCACCTCACCGTTCTACAACCAAGTCTTTTTCGACCCGACTCCAGTCCAGGGCGTCACGGTCGCCGCGGCAAACGGGACGCTCGCGATCTACGAGCAGGGATCGAATACCCTCGCTGCCATCTGGACCGACGCGGCACTCTCGGTG